TCGACCAGTCATGCGCTGGCCTTCCCTTCCAAACACGGTTGTTATCGTCATACTCACGGTGATATGCCCGCAGCGCGTCAATGCCGTGAGCGCACTTCTCAGCGTCGAACCAGCACGTTGCCAGCAGAGACCGTGACGCCTGTATCCCGTCATCTACGTTCAATTGCGGCGCTATCTGAATGTTGTTCAGCCCGAGGGACTGTAGAGTCTCTAGCCGTGACTTGCCTGACCCTAGCTCCCGCACCCTGACATCATGCGGCAGGATATGTTGGTCGTAGATGTAGCCCTTCTGCTGCAACACCCTAACGTAGTGGTCTAGGCCCACACCTGACGCCTCGTAGTGGTCGATCAGGCGCGTCTCAGGGCCAATCATCTGGGCGAACCAGATTGCCGTTGTATCGCCTATCCCTAAGTCCCATGCGGTGATGACTGGGGAGCCAGTCTCATACGGAACTGCGGTGATCCTGCCCTGAGCGTTGGCGTCACGCATCTCTAGCGAGTAATACGCGCCCTCATGGTGGGTTAGGAATGCGCCTTCCCAGATGTGATCGTAGTTGTCTGGGCGCTTCTCAAAGTCATTCTTCCGCACCAGTTCCAGCACTTTGGGGAAATATGGGTTGTCGCGCCAGTTGATCTCCACGATCTTGCTGCTTTCTGGCGGGTCTTTACGGAATCTCTGATGCGTGGCTGACAGGTTGCTCTCTGGGTTCCACGATACCCATAGTTCTGAGCCTTCCTCGCGGATTGTGGGGTCGAGTTTGTCCCACGCAGTAGCAGATACCGTCTCCGCCTCATCGACCCAGCAGAGCAGTATACGGGCCTTAGATTTGATGCTGTCTAGGTTCCTACGCAGACCGGCAAAGGTGAACTCAATGTTGCCGTCTTTAGAGCGTATATATCGCTCACCAACCTCGTAATACTCAGCCAGCCAGTCATACGTCTTGATAGCCCCTGAGATCTCCTCAAACGAGCTATCAGACAGACTATTCATGAACTCACGGGCACACAGTATTTGTCCCGAGCGGCCCTGCTGACCCCAGATATAACCTCTGACGCAGGCCATGATTGCAAAAGAGCGACTCTTCCCAGAACCACGACCACCATAAGCGCAACGATATCTCGCCTCACCACTGAATAACTCGATCAGCTTTGGCGGTAGTTCAATCGTCGCTATATTCGTCATCGGGGAGTCGCGGTATCAGTTCAATAACCGTAGGCGACATACTGCCGTCACTGGTCGTTAGATCAACCTCGGTAGCCTTCAGCTTAGGCTCAGTGTACGCAGCGATCTTATCCCACGCATCTATGCTGGCCTTGATATCAGCAGTGTCGCCAGTCTCTGCCCGCTCATGCAATCTCACGGCCTGCTCTGCCATACGCATGATTGGGTGAAAGTCATCCCCATACATATCCTGCAACCTGTTTAACAGGAACCGCTTATTGCGATTTGGTATGCCCTTCCTACTGTTCACTCTTCAATCAACTCACTGATATCTAGCATAAAATCTGACCGCTCAGGATGCGGCGGACTGGCTGCCCACCACTCACCTACGGCAGTACCGCAGTGTATCTCGCCATCCTGTATGTCCTTAGCGTCCATAGGATAGCTTTCTACTGATCCATCTGAGAACGCAACGAGATAAGTGCCCTCGGCATCTGGCATCTCACCGAAAGCCACCGGATACCACTGTATCGACAGCAACTGCTGCATTCCCATTCCCCAAATGGTGACGTAGACGGACAGATACTACTCTCTATGAGTTAGATGGCCCCTTTCGTATCTGGCCTATACACGACGCTACGCCTCGCCGCCGGAGGGAGGGGCCGGAGTAAAACCGACAAATCCCACCTATCTATTATCGCTTATTGGCGACCTTCTTTAAAGCTGCTGGACACCTCACAATTTCAAGCGGAGTACCCTCAACCTCCCGCAACGGCTTGACCGACAGATCACCCATGATCGCCATGTCTTCACCCCATCGCTCTGCCATCTGCGTTGCCGCCTGTAGCGCGATGCGAACGTCATCATCATCCCACGGTGTGATCCACATTAGCCATCATCCGCGTCTTCATCATTGGGGCCGTACTCTGCCGCGTGGACTTGATTGTAAATGGTTTGTAGTTCTCCAATCCAATCCCCAATAACATCCAGTAAGAATATGCCGTCTTGCTCCAAGATGTCGTCATACAGCGTTACAGAGCCTTCAGCGCAAAAAAAGTCAGCGGTTAGAATCCCAACAAACTTAGCCATTAGCATTCCCCCCTGTACGCAGGCCAGCCGTTCTCGCCGTCAGTCTGCTTGTACACTTCAACCATGTGGCAATAATTCTCGTCTGCCGCCACAACCTCGTCAAAGTCTGCCTTGCCCACATACAAGTAGCCAGCCGCAACAGCGACGATTAACAGCCACACAATGTGCTCAGGCATATCCCTCATTAGATCCATTATCGCTTTCATGATGCCCTCCGTAGGACGTTTTACATATCAGATCCCGATACTCCCGGGCCGCTTTTTTATGCTCCAGCGACTCACTGATGAACTCAAACTGCTTGCCCATCAGGTAGCGCAGTCGCATTACTTCAACCGCCAGAGACATTTGCTCTGACGGCAAAAGAGATTGCCAGCCATACTTCTTCTTGATGAACGTCTCAAGGCGCTCATCACTTACTGGCTCAGTCGAATGGGATGCCATGCTTCTCCTTCCACCTACTGTCTCCGTACTCTGGCGACTCTTGTAGTGTACGAAATTCTTGCACCAAGTCACGCATTAAATGCTCATCATCCTCAAGCCGAGTGATCAGAGAAAAGCATAGGGCGCGGTACGCAACATACTTTGCCCTGTAGTGTTCTGCTTCAGTCATAAGCTATCAACCTGCTGTATCCGCTCACCGATCCAGCGCATCACTGGCACAGCCATAGAGTTACCCAGAGCCTTGTACCTCGGCCCGTCTGGACACTTATCTGCTGGCTTGTTGCGGTACGGGATCTGCGTGAAGCCGTCAGGGAATCCCTGCAGCCTCTCGCACTCAGTTGGTGTCAGGCGTCTGACTGCCATCTGTTTGTAGGCAGAAAACGCCGCAGACGTGAGCATTGACGGGCTAACGTCATAACCCAGAGCGCCCATTGCGTCAGCGTTGGCGTTAGAGGGGAAGGCCACACAGCTCGCCGCATCCATGTCCGACCTCGCGGCTACCGTCTGCGAAACATCTTCCGCCTCTGCCATCTGGTTGTAGGCAGAAAACGCCACAACATCACCCTGACCGCTAGCAACATTTGGACTACTGTTGCTAGATGGGCTGGCGCTGAGGCAGTTAGCCGTTACTGGCGCAAAGGCCACCGTGTTGAAGCCATCAGCCCGACTGTATTCGTGGCAGGTGGTCTCCAAGGTTGCCGCCACATCGCTTTGTTTGTTGCCAGCGAATGTCATCGGCACAATGGCCTCGCACTCTACTCGCTCGTTTCCTGTGCGACTGAAAGGAGGGCCTGTAGTAACAGCGGGGGCAACTTTTTCCCCCTCCTCTCTGCTCGGCGCAGGATTCCCTGACAGGCTTTCGCACTCAAAAAGAACCGCTGCGGCACGTCTCCAGTCTCCAAGGTATCCGACAACGAAGACACGACGGCGTCGCTGGGCCACTCCCCAGTATTGAGCGTCACAAATTCTGTAGGCGAACCCATACCCGATTTCAGCCAGCGCCCCGAGGAAGGAGCCAAAGTCCCGTCCTCCGTTAGATGACAAGACGCCGGGGACGTTTTCCCAGACCACCCACTGTGGCCTCTTGCGTTGAGCAAGCCTAATGAATTCGAGTGCCAAGTTACCGCGCTCATCATCCATTCCGCCTCTAAGTCCGGCGATGCTGAATGATTGGCAGGGGGTTCCTCCGACAAGAAGTCCAACTGATCCATAATCATCCTCTCCGATAGTGGTGAAATCACCGTGGCATGGAACCTCGGGGTAATGGTGCGCCAACACCTCGCGCGGGAATTGTTCTATTTCAGAAAAAAATGCGGGTTCCCATCCTAAACCATGCCACGCCATGGTCGCGGCCTCTATGCCAGAGCATACTGAGCCGTACCTCATAGCAAAGCCGCAACCTGATCAATCCCATGCTGAACGCTCTGGCCCACATCAACCGCTGACATCGCAAGCCCCAGCCCTTCTGGGTACTCAAGCTGTTTGGCAACGAAAGCCTGCAAATCCTCTAGCTCTTGCTGGAACTCCGGTGTCGTGCCAAACATGACCATGCCACCGTCACCCCTATCCTCAGCGAATATCTGTCCGCCACTTGGCGTAGTGATAATAGCCTCCCAAGAGATTCCACGGCGCGTTTCCATTGCGTCCAGCTTGGTGCAAACGTAGTTATTCAAGTTCATTCTGATACCCTCCGAGGTATGTGTTAATTGATACTACAAGACAGATAGTACACTAATATGTGTGTGCGTACACCCCTTTTTGCTAATTGAATGAAATTAATTTGTAGTCAGGATCTGCCTCTAGCTTCTTCAATTCCTCCCGATAATGCTTGGCTATCTCTCGCCTCAGCTGTGCGTTGGTCTTCATATGACCCCGAGCCTTCTCCCTCAAAATTTCCATGTGACCATCACCAAACAATTGATAGCAAAGGCGAGACATTTCCAGAGGGTTCTCGGTCATCACTCGATGATGATAGTGGCACATGGCAAACGCGTTATCGGCTGACCATCTCACAACCTTATTTCTTCGGCCGTATATATGACAGGCTTCGAGTGTGTCCTCTCTGCCGCAAACTAGGCATTTGCCATCCCTAGCTCGCACCGCCTTGCTGAACCAAATGTCTGCCGCGTCTCGCTTAATCGCCACCGCGATTGCCCCTGTCCTTCAGCCACCTGCCTTTTCCATCTAGCCGTAGGCCCACTGTCAGAGGGTCTGTGACGCACGATCTGTTTACCCCATGCTCCCCTACTCGGTGTATGTCAAAAGCCTCCGTACCTGTGAATACACGCCCGCATTCGCGGCATCCGGTAAAGCCGCTTCTTTTTGTTTCAAACTCGCTGATATGCGCCTCTTTCATAACCCTCTCCATTTTGTTTAATGATCGCCTAATGCAACTCCGAACTAGCATCCGAGATGATGTACTCCATCTCCCCCTCTAGCTCCTCAAGCTCACAACATAAGCAGGTCAGCCACACCCGCACAAAGTCAGTCAGCGATATGTCCACGGTGATCCCCTCCGGGAACGTGTCAGTGTAGACATCTGTGATGTTTTTGTTGGCTGGGTTTGGCATGGCAGCGCCGACCGTCGATGTCAGCAACGCAACCTCGCCCTTTCCCATAGGAACCTTAAACACCGGAATCATACACGCGGCCTCACTGTTATTCTGGCGATCTCGCCATCATTCTTGTCGTAGGTAATTACTTTTGCGCCCCTCAGAGACACCCAGCCACCTCTTGCCGCGTATGCGTCCCGGCCCGCTAGTGTTGGATGTTGCTCTGCGATAGCTCCACCGTCTTCCACAACCCTCTCATGGTGATAATGCCCTGTGTGCAAATAGCAGAATTCAGCCTTGCCCCACATAGACCGAAAACGCGGCTCACTAGCAAACAGCTTGTGTAGCTGCGCCATTTTTACCTTATGCCCGTGATGAAAACCCAGCATAGTCTTGCCATGCAGGTAGGCGTAATAGGGGAAGTCATTGTCAATCACCTCAAGCCTTGGCTCGTTAGCAAACAAATGCTTAATGTGCTTTCGTAGCCAGATGCTCCCTGATATATCGTGATTACCTTCCGCAGACACCACCACCACTTTGTCAAACTTCTTCAGCATCATCTTGACCGCTTCAGTCATGACAGACATCGCCATCTCTACCAACTTGCCGTAGCGCGTGTCGGAATCGAGTATGTGACCGCTAGATGGGGTGACGCTAAGTATCCCGTCCCAGTGCAAGAAGTCCCCTAGCTGGCACAGGACGCCAGTGCCTGATTTTGGCGACGCCATTATCATGTCGTTTATTGAGTTGAGAAAAACATCCCGAGCTATGTTTACATCCCAGTCGTCGCCTGTCTCAGCTTCGTATGCGTACATCCCGAGGTGGAAATCCGTAATCGTTAGTAGCGTCAGCAAATCCTCATCGGATGACTTTGGGGCAGCAACAGGCTTGAATGGTTTTAGCCCCTCCTGCGCCTTCTCTAACCGCTCAACAAGGATCTCAAACTGGCGCTGCTCGTCGGTCTGAGACTTAACCCATTGCCTGATCGGGTTGCCTAGCTCGTCGTAAAACGTGGATACGCCTTTAATTTTGTGACCATCTGGCACTGGCCTAAACCAATTGTGCTCTGGGCTGTATCCTTGCTTTGCAGCCTTCCGCCGTACAGTTTGAATATGGTGCTTAACAGCCTGACGGGTGCTACTTAAAGCCTCCGCCGCCTTGTATTGAGACAGACCCTGCACGAAGCAAAGCTCGATCACTTCTCTTTGTTTTTGTGTTGAGCAAAACTCCAATAACGGATGTTCCATGCTATCCCCCCTTGAGTTTCATGTACTCCGAGTCCTGCGGGCAGGTCAGCATTACACCGTGATCCATTGCCCACTCCATTACACCGTCCATAAACTCCATCATCTCGCCACGGTCTAACCCGCTGGTTTCTCGCACCTGAGCCGGGATGACCGTGTTGTTGATCTGCCGATCTTCCGTACCTAACAGCTTGTATTTTATCAGCTCTTTCATTTTTTCTTCAGTGATATCCGCACCCTTTGATCTAAAGTGATCAGCCATTTCCCGACACCACAAATGGAAAAGCGCATTCTGAGATAGCGACCGCTTTGCCACATATCGCTTTACCTTCCACTCAACTGGGTATTCCCAATTCCACTCATGCTCTAGGAAGTCCTCAAAAAACTTAATGCGCTGACGCAACTGCGCCTTGTCTTTAACCAGCCAGAACTCAGACATTGAGCCTGTCCAGATCTGCCGTATCGAAAATGTAAGAGTCTTTGGCGTTTCCCTTGGTGTCATTTACCCTGTTTTGGTAGATGTGCGTTTTTGCCTTACCCTCCATTACTAACCTCCTTGCCCTGTCGATCGTCAATAAGTAAACACTGTTCTGCCATGTCACATTGCAAAGTATCAGTATGTTCGGGTACAGCTTTGCGTACCTACGGAAATCTTTGCAGTTTATTGAGATGGCCCTCTCGGGGGGGATGCCAAACAACAACTCGGATTTTCTCCACTGCGTTTCAATTGTCTTGATATCTATCTGGCACATCCCAAAATAATCGTGCGTGTATGGATCATCACTTTTGAGCGGGTTGAAACACAAACCCCATCCCTTCACACCGCCAGAAACTAAAAAATCCCCCTCCGCTGCAAGACCGGCCTTACACCAAAACTCCTTATCTTCGTTGTCCACGGGCAATCTCCCTCTCAATAAGAATGTCGATGTAATGCCGCGCCTTCTCAAGATCCTGTATGCCGCCCTTTGTCTTCCAGCGAGACACGTACTTGACCACCGCGTGTTCACACACGCCAAGCCCATTTTCTAGCGCATATTCTAGCGGCTGAATCTTCATCGTCTTGTAGTGACTGCCGCCCACTTGCTCAGACTCCCATTTCATCCCTGCCTCCTTGGTATATCGACCCTTATGCTCGGGGCGCTGTGCGACCGCTTAAATGTCTGCCCTTTGCCCTCATACAAAGCAATCGTGCCTTCCCAATGATGGTGTCGCTGCTTGGCAACAATCATCTTGAAGTCACAGCCATCCTCCAACTCCGCAGCCTCTCTGTCAGTCAGCGGGATGTTGTCCTCGATCTTCCGCTTTGCTCTGATACGCATCTTGTTATGCCACGCAATCATCAGTAGGTGTGCTTGGTCGGTGATCGTGCTACCGCCCCTAACGTCAAATCGCGTCGGGACGTATTCATCGCCACCCTGCGGCGGCTTTCTCACATGGTGAACAATTGCGATATGGATATTTAGCGCCTCAGCCAGCCCTATAAGTTGATTGAAAAATAGCCTCTCTCGCTCAGGGTCATCCGTCACCCCCATGAACTGAAGATTATCCAAGGCGACCAGCTTCACGCCGCGCTTCGCCATAGCCGAGATACAACCAAGCGCCTGTA